GCGGGCCCCCCCCCCCCCCCCCCCCCACTGCCAACAGGAGCGGAAGCGGAGGTAGTGTCTGACTATCTGAACCGGGTAAACCCATCCGCCTCTCCGTCCTCCCTGGACGAGCTGCGTGGCTTTGTGGAGGTTCTTGGGCCGGATGTATGCCGAAGGGCCTTTGACATCGCCCTGGACAGCAAGAAAACCACCTGGCCATATATCCGGGCCATCCTGCAGGATAAACAGACGCGGGGCATCCGATGCCTTGCGGATTGGGATGCACTGGAGAAAAAGCGGGAATTCGGCAAGAAGTCCTCAGCGGAGAGCTCGAACAAAAGCGCCTGGGGGTATGTGAAATGAAATTTACCATCCCCTACCCGCCCACAAAGCGGGAAAAGGCGGCGTGGAACAAGCGATACGGCCTGAATGCCTACTACGCCGGAAAGCATTGGTCACAGCGCCGGCGGGACGCTGAGGAGTTACATACCCTGGCCCAGTGGGCCATGAAATGCGCCCATATCCGGCGGCGGATGGTCAGCGGGCCGGTAGAGATCACGTTCCGCTGGAACGACGGCCTGGACATTGATAACCACGCGGCGCTGGGAAAGGCGTTTGTGGACGCCATGAAGGGCTATCTTCTCCCGGACGATAATCGGGAATGGGTCAAGCGGGTCTCCCACGAGTTTTGGGACGGGGATGCCATCCAGGTGGAGGTGACGGCATATCATGACAAGTAAAACGCTGCTGCGGCTGCTCGAAATGGCGCGGGACGGCTGCACAGATCGAGAAATCGCAAAAGCGGTGGGCGCTGCCCCATCGACAGTCAGCTACTACAGGAAGAAGGCTGGCATAGACAAAACCCGCGGCCAAGCATGCCGTACCCTGTACACGCTCTATGACCGGGATGGGAAGTACCTGTTTGAAGGCAGCGTGAAGGAATGTGCGAATTTCCTGGAAATTCAGGAGCACACGGTCCGGGAATATCTGTCCAGATTCCGCGCCGGAAAGAAAACGCCTGTTGAGATTTACGCAGAGCCAGTCAGGAGGATGACATGACAGCCGAAAGGCGCGCCCTCCTGGGCGACCACGAGGCAAGTAAAAGACTGAGCGAGGCGGGGGTGCTGCTGCCGTGTATGTGTGGCGGAAAAGCCGGAATTGTTTGTTTTGAAAAGCGCGGAGCCCCGTCTGGAGATATGGGATATTTGGCATCAATTAAATGCCGGGATTGCTGGATGGAACTGAGACGGTGGGCGTTGAAAAAGAAGTGGGCAAAGGATTCAGCCCTCCTCGCCTGGAATACTCGTACACCAATTCTGAGCGCGGAGGAGATGGAGATGCTGGAGGGGATGGAATGAAAGAGGTTTTGATTGAAATTTTGAAAGAGTTGAAAATTATCCGGCGGCACTTGGAGGAAATCACGAAGAAAAAGTATAACGCCGGAAGCCGGTTTGATTTTTGAGAGGAGGCCCAGCCATGAAAATGACGCGGGAAGAAGCGAACGAAATTTTAGAGGATTGGAACCTTTGCCATTATACTCCCAGCAGAGAGGCCGCAGAAGCGGTCATATCGGCCTTAGACCCGTTAGAGATTATTTCCGCCCTCCGCCTCGTCAGCCGGGAGCAGGTGGAGAGGATGCGGGGAGAGTGGATATCCACAGGGGCAATCAGTTGCAAGTGTTCCAAATGCAATAAGTTGGAACTGAAATCCCGTGCAGATGAATACAATTTTTGCCCGCACTGCATGGCTCCCATGACGGACGAGGTCGTGGAGATGGTGATGGAGAGATGGGAGGCGCTTTTGAGATGATGGATTTTTCAAGAAGTTCCAAGCACACAGCCAAGAAACCGCATAAATGCTTTTTGTGTGGTGGAGAAATCGCCGCAGGAGAAAAATATGAGCGATACTCTGGTAAATATGATGGAGATTTTTTCGACCAGTGTTTCCACGAGGAATGTATTGCAATTTTGGATAAATTCTGCCGAGACCAGCAGGACGAAGAATACCAGCAGGATTGGGTTGCAGACTGGCTATATGTACGAGTTTGCGATGATTGCCCCAAAAGAGAATGCTGCAAAGAAAATGTGTTCCGATGTAAAAATGTGCTGTTCGTGATGCTCGGAAGTGAGGCGCTGAAAGATGGCAAGGCCGATTGATGCAGATGTACTTATTCATAAAATTGGAGAAATTCCACTTGAATATGAGCATAGAGAGGCCGTTTCTTTGTTTTATAAGATGATTGAATCTATGCCTACTTTTACTCCACCAAACGAGTTATTGACTATTGAACAATTGCGAAAAATGGGAGGGCAACCATATTGGCATGTTGGATTGCGAAAAGAAAGTCCTCCGCCACATTGGAATATCCTTGATCCGTTTTATGCAAAGCATATTGAGGATTACAAATATGGTGAAAATTGGCTTGCCTACCGCCGCCCGCTGGAGGGAGAAGTATGAAGCCGATTTTATTCAATACCGAAATGGTACGGGCTATTCTGGATGGCCGGAAAACCGTAACCCGGCGGCCGGTAAAATTTGGGAGAGGGCGAAACCCAAAATGGTCGGGGTATGTCCCGGACGGGGGCGTATTGTACGGAAGTAATAACATCCCAGCGGCGAAAGCACCATACCAGGCCGGTGACATTCTGTGGGTGCGGGAGACGTGGACGTCTGTGCCAGGCGGGAGCTATATCTACAAAGTGTCCGTGGAGTGCCCTGATGCTTGGCGTGGGACCTGGCACCCCTCCATTCACATGCCGAAAGAGGCCGCCCGGCTGTTCCTACGGGTGGTAGCAGTGTGGGTGGAGCGCCTGAAGGATATAACCCCGGAGCAGATAGACGCCGAAGGGTGCAAGGAATGGACGTACAGTGCGATGACTGGAGAGCCTCTACCGAGTGGCCCATCCTGGTTTAGGATTGCGTGGGACCGCACCATCAAGCCTTCGGACCTCCCTGCTTACGGCTGGGAGGCAAATCCCTGGGTATGGGTCATTAAGTTTGAGCGGATCAGCCGCCCGCCGGAGGGAGAGGAGAACCCTGATGGACTACGAAAAGCTGATTGAGCAATTAAAACAAAAAGACGGGCTGTGGTGTTCTGTGCCTACAGGAGAAAAACTTGTCACTGACGCTGCCGACGCCCTCACCGCCCTGCTGGCCGAAAACGACCGCCTGCGGAAAGAGCGGGATGCGGCGGTGGACTGTATCTACAAAATTGAGGATGACCTTGACCGGGGAACTGACAATGACTGGGCCAGAGAGCATATTTCGGAATGGGAGAGCCAGAAGGAGGACTGACATGGAACGGTTGACAGAACGTGATGCGCACGGAAATTGGCGCATAAAGCGCTTTACCGAAATCCTGCCTGCACATTGGCAAGCATGTAACCGCCTCGCCGCTATCGAAGACATCCTGGGCGAGGAGTACGACTTGGAACGGCTACGGAAGCTGGTAGAGGCTGACCGGGAGGGGTGAGAATGGAGAGATTGACTGAGCGCGGAGTTTTGCTTAGCAGAGATGCTTTTTCGCGGCTTAAAAAAATAGAGGATGTTTTGGGCGATGAGTACGACCTCGACCGCCTCCGCGAACTGGTTCAGGCGGACAGGGAGGGGCGTGTGCACATTGAGGAGAAAACCTATCAATGCCCTAAATGTGGAGCATATAGGCTTACTCCAAGATTGGACAAGCAATTTTATTTTTGTTTCAACTGCAAAACGCAGTTTACCTGTGCCGAAGCCGAGGCCGCACTGGAGGGGATGAAGAATGGCTGAGTACATTGAGCGGGAGGACGCAATAAACCTGTTTTGGCCGGTAGACCCAGAGAACGACGGGAGCGACGGTTGCACTGTTGTCTTGAAATGCGGTCACTACAACAGCAACGAGATTGAGGCCATGCTGTCAGACCTCCCCGCCGCCAACGTTGCGGAGGTGAGGCATGGGAGATGGATTCCAGAAATATGCGAAAGCATAAGTAAAAGGAACCGTCTGATTGAGTATAAAGTATATTCGTGTTCTTTGTGTGGCAGAAGTAATGGGCGC